TACTGGTACAAGAGCATTAAGAACATTAGGTGCTGGCATGATGGCAGGTGCAACATCCCCTGCAAGACCTTGGTTTAGGCTAGGAACTAATGACCCAGAACTAAATAGATATACACCTGTCAAGTTATGGCTGGATGATGTAACGGAACGTATGCAAGTTATCTTTCAAAAGTCCAATACATACCGAACATTGCACGGAATATACGAAGAATTAGGAGCATTTGGCACAGCAGGTTCTATTGTTTTGCCTGATCCTAGAACTGCTATACATCATTACCCAGTAACCATAGGAGAATACGCAATAGCTACAGATTATCAGGGTAGAGTTAACACCTTGTACAGAGAATTTCAAAAAACTGTAGGCGAAACTGTAAGAGAATTTGGATATAAGAAATGTTCTATGTCTGTTAAAAATTTATATGACAGAGGATCGCTAGATCAATGGATTACTATCATTCATGCCATAGAACCAAGGGATGATAGAGAGCGTGATTTCACAAAAAACGACAATATGAACATGGCATACAAGTCTTGTTACTTTGAACAGGGTGGTGAAGGAGAACAAGTACTAAGAGAAAGCGGATTTAAAGATTTCCCTGCCGTAATACCAAGATGGGGCCTAGCAGGTGGCGATATTTATGGTAATTCACCGGGAATGGAAGCGTTAGGTGACGTAAAACAGTTACAACATGAGCAATTACGCAAGGCACAAGGCATTGACTACCAAACAAAGCCACCATTACAAGTGCCAAGCTACATGAAAAACAGAGATGTAGACAGTTTGCCCGGTGGTGTTACGTTTATTGATGGTGCACAAGGCAAAATTGAGACAGCATTTAACGTAAATCTAAACTTAAATCACTTGTTGGCGGACATACAAGACGTAAGACAACGTATTAATAGTAGTTTTTATGCTGATCTGTTCTTAATGTTGGCAAATGCTACTGACACACGCATGACCGCAACAGAAGTTGCAGAGCGTCACGAAGAAAAACTGTTAATGTTAGGACCGGTGTTAGAAAGATTGCACAATGAACTGCTAGATCCATTGATAGATAACACATTTAACAGGATGGTTGAAGCTAATTTAATACCACCTGCACCAGAAGAGTTGCAAGGACAGGATTTAAGCGTAGAATTTGTTTCTATGTTGGCACAAGCACAACGTGCGATTGGTACAAATAGCGTAGATAGATACGTTAATAACTTAGGTATGGTTGCACAAATGAAACCTGATGTACTTGATAAGTTTGATTCTGACGCATGGGCAGATGGATACGCAGATATGTTAGGTATTGATCCTAAGTTAATTGTTGCTGGCGAAAGAGTAGCTAAGATACGTCAAGACAGAGCACAAGCACAACAAGCACAAGCACAGGCAGATGCACAACAGCAAGCTGCTGAAAATATGTCTAAACTAGGTAAGAATGATGCAGGTAATATGCAAGATATTCTCAACCAGTTTAGTGGTTACAATTCACCATCACCAATGGAGGTCTAATGGAAGAAAAAAAATCTAAAAAGAAAAACATAAAAACACCGGGCAATATTAAATTTGGAGATATGCCGGCAGAATATAGAATGAAATTTTTAAAATTAAAAGAAGCAGAATTAAAAAAACAAGAAGAAAAAAAATTAAGAAAATTATATAATAACTCAAATATGGATTAGTTATGAAAAGACAAGGATTATGGGCAAACATTCATAAAAAACGTGAAAGAATTGCACAAGGTTCTGGAGAAAAAATGCGTAAAAAAGGATCAAAAGGTGCACCTACAGACAAAGCAATAAGAGATAGTCAATCTAAAACGGCATAAAGGTGTGACCATAACTCAATTATCACTAGATATATTAAGTCATGAGTGAATACAATCCTCTCGACTTAAAAGGTCAACAAAAAACTAAAGACAATAAAAAGTCTGAAGAAAAAATTGACCGCCAAAATGAAGAGTCGGACATCAAATGGCTCATGAGCAGCAAGAGGGGTCGCAGATTAATCTGGAGACTTCTGGAAAAAGCAGGTGTTTACCGATCATCGTTTAACACCAACGCAATGGCAATGTCATTTAGCGAAGGTAACAGAAACTATGGTTTGCAAATACTGAATATGATCCACACTCTCTGCCCAGAGTTATACCCGACAATGATTAAGGAGCAAAAAAATGTCAGACTCGCTGATGACAGAGCCAACCCAAACCAATGAAGGCAGCACACAGCAACCAGTAGACGCATCAACTGAGCAATCAACTGAAGCGACTACTGAAACACAGCAGCAAGCGGAAACTGTACAGGATCAACAAGACTCGGATGAGTCCCCTGTTGAAAGTGAAACTAGCGAATCAGAAACACCGGAAGGTGCACCTGATAAATACGAGTTCAATTCAAAGGTGGCTGACGCACCAGACGAACTCGACCCCGAAGTCTTAACTGCTTTCGGTGAAGTCGCTAAAGACCTTAACCTGTCACAAGACGCTGCACAAAAAGTATTAGACAAGGTAGCCCCTGTCATACAAGCCAGACAAGCACAAGAAGTTGAACAAGTAAGAACAGAGTGGGCAAACGAAGCTAAAGCTGACCAAGAATTTGGTGGTGAAAGCTTACCTGCCAATCTGGAAATTGCTAAGTCATCTCTTAATGCATTTGGTACTGATGCTTTAAAGTCGCTGCTGTCTGAATCTGGCTTGGGCAACCATCCCGAAGTAATTCGGTTTATGTACCGAGCAGGTAAGGCAATTAGTGAAGACAGTTATGTTGGTAACTCTGAAGGTGCTGTTGGTAAATCCAATGTACCAAAAGATTTTAACGGCATAGCTAACGCACTATATTCTAATCAGCAAAATCAATAAGGAGATTTAAATGGCTACTCTCTCATCCTCAAATTTAACTCTAGCGGATTGGGCAAAAAGATCTGACCCAGACGGAAGAGTTCCCATCGTTGCAGAACTATTATCACAAAGCAACGAGATACTAGACGATTGCGTTTTTAAAGAAGGTAATTTACCTACTGGTGAACGTGTAATTATTAGAACTGGTTTACCATCAGTCTATTTTCGTGCACTAAACCAAGGTATTCCCGGAAGCAAGTCAACAACTGCTCAAGTTGATGAAGCTTGTGCAATTCTTGAAGCACGTTCTGAAGTAGACAAAGACTTGGCAATGTTAAACGGCAACACAGCACAGTTCCGTTTATCAGAAGATACTGCGTTCTTGGAAGCAATGAACCAGACACAAGCTGAGACAATGTTCTACGGCAACCCCGGAACAGATCCTAAGAAGTTTTTAGGTCTTGCACCAAGATATGGCGATCTTTCAGCAGACAATGCTGTCAACATTCTTGATGCTGGCGGTACAGGTTCTGATAACGCTTCTGTATATCTAGTTGTTTGGGGCGATCAAACTGTTTATTGTCCTTTTCCTAAAGGATCTAAAGCAGGTCTGACACACGAAGACTTAGGTGAGCAAACTGTTTACAACGCAGATGGCACAAGATTACAAGCTTTTGCTACTCGTTACCAATGGAAGAATGGTCTAGTTGTTAAAGATTGGAGATACGTTGTTCGTATTTGCAATGTTGACATTTCTGATCTAATTGCTGTGTCAGGTACACAGGCTGCTACAGCTTCAACTGCCCTTGTCAAATTAATGGCTAGAGCATTGTACAGAATACCAAACATGGCTATGGGTAGAGCAGCATTCTATATGAACAGAACAGTTCATTCTGGAATGTCTATTGCTGCACTTGATAAGTCACAAAATGTTCTATCAATCCAAGAAGGACTTAAGCAGTTTGGTACAGCACAAAGCTACTTGTCATTCTTAGGTGTTCCTCTAAGAAGAGTAGATGCGTTAATTAACGCTGAAGCTCGTGTAGTTTAATTTGTTTATTAACATAGGAGTCTAAAATGATTACAGACAAACTGCTGAGAGTAAGTGAAGATCAAGCACTTACTACAACTGCCGTATCTTCTGACACTATTGATCTAGTAGTTGCTAGAGACATGGGTGAAGGTACTGATTTATACATGAACTTTGCTGTTACTACTGCTTTAGCAGGTGGTACAAGCGTTAAGTTTGAAGTTATTACTAGTGCAAATGCTAACTTGTCTAGTCCTACTGTTATTGGTAGCAGCGATGCAATCCTTACAGCAGCACTTACATTAGGCAAAAATGTAGTAGTACGTCTTAACCCAGAGATTGCTGGCAAAGGCCAACAGTATTTAGGTGCAAGATACACTATTGCAGGTACTTATACAGGCGGTAAAGTAACTGCTGATATAGTAGAAACTATAGGTGACGGCAGAAAGTATTATGCTTCTGGCTTCACAGTAGTATAATTAGGAGCAACCAATGCCAATTTACAAAGCTAAAATCAAATGTTTCGTAGACAATAGTATACGAGAACCAGATGAAGAGTTTGAGTACAATGGCCCATTTTGTAAGCATATAGAGTTAGTAAGTGGATCTGAAGCTGAACTACCAACAACAGTAGAACCAGTTAAAAAAACTACTATTAACTACGAAGCTATGACAAAAAGGCAACTAGAGGAATATGGTCGGACTATTGGCATTGAGCTAGATAGACGAGCTACAAAAGTTTCTTTAATACAAAAACTTGAAGCAGTAAGTAAATAGGCTTGGTCTTCTATTTAACTCATGGGGGGCTAGTAGTAAAACTGCTAACCTCCTCTTTTTATAAGATTTGTTATGGCAACCGAAGTAACTATATGCAACCTTGCCCTAGCTCATTTGGGTGACGATGCAACAATAGCCTCTATAAAACCTCCAGAAGGATCTGCTCAAGCAGAAAAAGCAGCACGTTTTTATCCAATAGCAAGGGACAATTTATTGCAGATGCATACATGGAATTTTGCATCTAAAAGAGGAAGTTTAGCTTTAACAACAAATACTTTGGATCAATGGGATTATGCGTATCAAGCACCTTCGGATTTGATGACACCTGTTGCAATCATATCTCCAACGGCACAAAACGATTACGCTACAAGAATGTCAGCAGGGGATACACCGGGTGGGATAACATCTAACTACGCACCGACAATAGTTGCAGGTCAATATACACCACAACAATTTGCAGTAGAAGGTGCATATATTTATACAAATCAGGAAAATGCAATGTTGAGATATCAGGCATATATAACTGACCCAACATTATTTACTCCATTATTTGTAACTACATTGTCATGGCATTTAGCATCAATGCTTGCAGGGCCTGTAATTAAGGGTGACGCTGGAGCAGCAGAAGCAAAACGCTCTTCACAAATGATGATGAACTATTTAAATAGTGCTAAACAGGCTGACAATCTACATAGAGATATAACTGTAGAACATATAGTTCCTTGGACAGCAGGGAGATAATTAATGCCAAATACACGAACTTTTAAACAAACATTTTCTGGAGGAGAAATATCACCAGAGATGTTTGGTCGTATTGCTGATAATAAATTTCAACAAGGTGCGGCATTAGTTCGTAATTTTATAGTTAAACCGCAAGGCCCTGCACAAAACAGGTCAGGTTTTGCGTATGTAAATGAAGTAAAAGATAGTACTAAAAAAACTAGATTATTGTCTTTTACATTTTCTACTGTCCAAACAATGATTATTGAGTTTGGTGATCAGTATTTTAGGTTTCATACACAAGGACAAACATTATTATATTCTCCCGGTACAGCATGGAACTCTGCAACTGCATACACAGTTGGTGATATAGCTTTGCAAGGAGGTGTTAATTATTATTGTACAGTTGCTCATACAAACCAAACACCTCCCAACACAGCTTATTGGTATCCATTACCTGCAAACTATGTATATGAAGTACCTCATCCATATTTAGAAGCAGAATTATTTGATGTTCATTATGTTCAATCTGCTGACGTTATGACTCTTGTACATCCAAATCACGCACCAAGAGAACTTAGAAGATTAAGTGCAACTAAATGGGAATTAAAAGTAATTAATTTTGGTAGTCCTTTATCACCTCCTACAGGTGTAGAAGTGGCTACTTATATACCTTCTTCAACTTCTACTAACGCTGATACATATCAAGATCATAATTATGTTGTAACTTCTGTAGGTGCTACTTCAGTAGAAGAAAGTAATCAATCAGCAGTTGGATTAACTAGTGCTGGAGCTACTCCAAGTAATAATATATTTGTTACTGGAGCAAAAAATACCATTACATGGAGTGCTGTTACTGGTGCATCTAGATATCGTGTTTATAAAGAACAAGGCGGTATATATGGATTTATTGGAGAAACCGATCAAACTACATTAGTTGACGATAATATTGCAACAGATTTTTCTGTTACACCACCAATACATGAAAATGATTTTGTAGGTACTGGTAATTATCCGGGGGCTGTATCTTATTTTGAGCAACGTAGAGTATTTGCAGGGACTAATAACGGACCTCAAGATATATGGATGACTAAATCTGGTACTGAAAGTAATATGTCCTTTGGTTTACCTATACGAGATGATGATCGTATTGAGTTTAGAGTAGCTGCTCGTGAAGCAAATACTATTAGACATATTGTTCCATTAACTAATTTACTTTTACTTACAGGATCAGCAGAATGGAGAATAACTTCTGTTAATAGTGATGCTATAACACCATCATCTATATCTGTAAAACCACAATCATACATTGGAGCTAACAACACGCAACCTGTAATTGTTAATAACAGTCTCGTGTATTGTGCTGCTCGTGGCGGTCACGTTAGAGAACTAGGTTATAACTGGCAAGCTAATGGATTTATTACAGGTGACTTGTCACTTCGTGCACCGCATTTATTTGATAATTTAACAACTATAGATATGTCTTTATCTAAATCTCCAATACCTGTTGTATGGATGGTAAGTAGTGATGGTAAATTATTAGGACTTACTTATGTTCCAGAACAACAATTAGGAGCATGGCATCAACACGATACAGATGGTTCGTTTGAGAGCGTAGCTTGTGTTTCTGAAGGTAATGATGATGTTACATATTGCGTTATTAAAAGAACTATAAATGGTGCTACTAAGAGATATGTAGAGCGTATGGGTACAAGATTATTTGCAACTCAAAGAGATAATTTTTTTGTTGATGCTGGAGCAACATACAATGGTACAAATACGGATACTAATAAAACAGTTACTATTTCTGGCGGAACAAACTACACAAAAGGCGAAAGCATAACAATTACAACTAACTACAATTTATTTAATCCACCGCCAAATGTAGATGACAAAGATGATGCAATTGTTTTAGTAGATGGATCAACATATTATCGTTGCACTATTTTATCTACTACTAGTCAAACAGTAGCAACAGCAAAACTAGATAAAGACTTGCCAGCACCTTTACGCAATACAGCAATAACAACTTTTGAAGTAGCAAGAAATGTAATATCAGGTATAAATTTTTTAGAAGGAAAAAAAATAAACATATTAGCAGATGGTGCAGTACATCCCCAGAAGACTGTTACTAGTGGTTCTATAACCTTAGATCGTGCTGCTAGTGTTGTTCATGTAGGTTTACCATATGAAAGTGATTTACAAACTTTACCTTTAGCATTGCAAGCAGAAGCTTTTGGACAAGGCCGAGTAAAAAATATAAATCATGTTTGGTTAAGAGTATTAGAGTCATCTGGTATTTTTGCCGGGCCTAGTGCAGATAAATTAGTTGAAGCAAAACAACGTACAACAGAACCTTATGGAACACCACCTAATTTAAAAACTGAAGATATAAAAATAATGGTTACTCCTACATGGCAAGATAATGCTCAATTATTTATACGACAAACAGATCCATTACCATTAACAATAGTAGGATTAACACTAGAAGTATCTGTAGGTGGATAGTGTGACCATAATTAGATAAGCTATAGGTATACTTAAAATTATATAGACGTTGAGGTTAGGGCAACATGGCAAAAATGGGATGGAGTGATTTAAGTCCATTAGGCCAAGCATCCATTATTGGAAGTATTGGAGGCGGTATAACAAGTATGATTGGGGCAGGTACTGAAGCAAATTACAGAAAGTATCTAGCAAAAAAACAAGCATTGGATTATGAACATAAAAGAGATATGGATTTATTTAATATGGACATGAAAGAAAGTCAGGCACAATGGATGAACCGATCATTTAATATTAATTTTGCACAAAAAACCAATCGAATGGGACGTAGAAAATCTAGAAGGAATGTTAATATGGCAGCAAGAGGTGGAGTAAGAGGTGTAGGAAGTAATTTAGCATTAGCAGTAACTGAAGATCTTTTTGATGAAGTAGATAAAATTACTATGAATTCAAAAAAAATAAAAGCTTTAAATGATAAAAGATTAGAGGCGGTAGGTTTAGGAATATCGGCTGATAGACACGCATTAAATGCAAATACTTCATATAAATCAGCAGCATCTATAAGTACATTTTCAGCTATGAGTTCTAGCTTATTAAATAGTGCCAGCAGTACTTTAAGTATGCTGCCTAAAGAATTCTTTATGGCGGCATAAAAAATAATGTCTAAAATAGTACCTTACAGAGGAGGATCAACTGAAACCCTAGACATGGGTTCTGAAGTGCAGCTTGCAGCAATGCCGGAAACAAAAGCACTTAAAGATAATAGTCAAGAAACTATAGATCGTGGCAAGGCACAGCAAAATTTAGCCAACACAATGATGGAGTTGGATAATGAATTGACTGATGCTGAAGCTAGAAATTTATATAATGAACAACATTACAAAATAGAATCAACTCAAGATCAATATCTTGATTTACAGGGTAAAGACGCAGTAGACACAATCCAGACAGAAGGAGAAGGGATAGATAAAAAAACAGTATTAGATGAATTTAACAATGACAAATTACAAGCCATAGTTGCTGAAGGTAGCGAAAAAGCAAGTAGTGGTCGTGTAAGGATCATGTTTGAAAAGATGATAAGCAATAGTATTATGCAAGCTCAAAATAATATGATTGAGCATTCTTTAAATCAACAACGTATTTATAAAACAAATGAAATAAATAAAAGTATAGACATACAAAAAACTAAAGCAAAATACAATTATAAAGATTGGAAAAAACCTAATGGTAATTTTAATACAGCTCATAAGTCTGCATTAGATTTGTTAGAACAAAAAGCTTCTATTAAAGGTTGGAATACTGATCCTAATGCAACATATCCTGACGGATCGAAAATGCCAATAAGTAGTCAATATTTAGCCGAAAAATCTGCATTAAATTTACAGTTTGCTAAATCTGCTATAGACGGATTTATCTTCGATAAAGATGACGCAGGGATGAAAGACTTTATGAGAGTTATAGGTCCAACATTAGATGATGAATCAAGAAAAATTTTAGGAATAGAAGTAGAAGAAGCTGGTACAAATAATGCAAGCGTAAATAAAGTAGATGCAGTATTAAGTAGTAATGGTGATCAAAACAATGGAGATATTTTAACAATAGCTAAAAATTTATGCGGTTTAAGTAGCATGAATTGTTTTGACGATGATAAAGGAGCAGTTGTTAAAAATGGTTTGCATTCAAATGAAATCAACATAGTAGATTTAAAAGATAGTGAATTTATAGATGCATTAGAATTACAAAGAGGTAAATCAATATTTTTTAATGAAGATTCACCTAAAAATGGAAAATTAATAGTACAACATCACCCAACACATTTATTTGCAGTATCACTTTTAGGAACAAAAAAAGCTGACTCATTGTATTCAAAAGCATTAAGAGAATACAAACATCCTCTTTCTAGAAGTGATTACAGCGGAAGAAGCAATGTTAAAAACAAAAGTTATGAAAAAGCTGTAAAGAAGTATAATGAAAATCCAGACAATCAGGCAACTATAAACACAGCTATACTAAAGAAATATAATGAATTAATTTTAGCTAATGCTAGTAGAAAATATTTTTTACATGATGGTACATATGTAGCCAAAGTAGAAAATGATTTGGGTGTAATTGAGTCAAAAGTTAATTACGATGTAAACGCTGAATCCAATATAGAAATAAATAAAAAAACTAATTTACAATCTAAAGAAGTTTATGAAAAGAAAATAAAAGAAACTACAACAAATGAAAACGAACAGAAATATGAAATAGAAAAATTAAATGAAGACTATAACAAAATTTCAAAAATCAATGAAGAACAATATGACCTTAAATTTGAAAAAGCACAAGAAATTGCTGCTGAACCGGGAGGTTGGAGAAAGCTTAAAGAAAATGGAATTGAAATATCAGAGTTTACAACAGAAGATCAAGCACTTTTAAAGCAAGGTCCACCAGTAGAATCAGATCAAGAAGTGTTAGCAGAATTAAATAGTGATCCAGATAAGGCTATAAGTGAATTAGAAAAAAATAGATTTAAATTATCACCTACTAATTATGAAGCATTAAAGCGTTATGTAGGTGGACTAAAATCATCAGAAGATAAATACATAGAAGCAACTGCTAATAAAGACATTATGAAAGATGTCTTATACAAAAATGGTTATGATGATTTAGCTTTTCCACCAAAAGGAAAATTAAAAGGTGAAGATGCTGCTAAGTTTAATTCTATATATACAGAATGGATAAAAAGAATTGATTATGCACAAAAAATATCTGGTAAAAAATTAACTCTTAAAGAAAAAATTCATTACTTAAACAATGTATTACTAGACAAAGTTAATGTTAAAGATCAAGGTTGGTGGAGTGGAGTGCCGGGCAAAAAAGATGTCTTACTTGGTGCACAACAGAATGACGTATTAGCACATACTTATGTCAACATTGATGTAAAACAAGATGACGGAAGTTTTAAAACAGAACAAATTTATAATTCTGATATACCTCATTCAGTAAGAACTGCAATTATGGCTAGTTTAAAC